TGTTAGACTTATAAGAACAGAATATTCTCATATATTGAATCAAGCAACATTAGATGGATATAGTCAAGCTGGAATCAGCCAGTATAAGATATTAACGACATTAGATAGTAGAAGATGTGATGATTGCGGAGAATTTGAAGGCAAAATAGTAGATATAGATAAAGCAATAGAAGGAATAGATTTACCGCCTTTTCATCCAAATTGTAGATGTACAACTATTCCATATTTTCCACCAGACGAAATAGACGAAATGTCAGATGAAGAATTATCTCAAATAGGATTTATAACTTATGATGATTGGAAAGACGGTTTAGTTAAGCTAGAAAATGGTAAAGTAAAATATAGTTCAAAAGCAAAAATAGAAGGAGGTGATTAGATATGGATATTGCATCACTACCTGTAAGTTTTTGGGTAACGCTAGCAACTGTTATTATTACACTTATTTTAGGACAAGTAACAAAAAAATATACTAATTTGGACAGTAAAAAGATACCTATTCAAAACTTATTTATAGGATTATTTGTTTTTGCGATTCAATATCTTATAACAAAAGATTTGAATACCGCTGTAGCAATTAGTGGTATTTTTAGCGGTGGTATATATGATATCGCAAAAGCATTTAAACAAATAGTAAGTAAGGAGGAAAAATAATGGATGAAGAAAAATTAACTCCAGAGATGGAAAAAGAATTATCAAATGGAGGTGACGAGGAATAATGTATTCAGATTTAACAGTCGATGTAGTACCTGCTTTAGAAAGTAATTATGCAAAAGGCAGAACTAGAAATGGTGAAACTTACAAAGTTTGTAAAATTACTCCTCATCATATGTCTGGTAAGCTAACAGGATTACAATGCGGTAGAATTTTTCAAAGACAAGGAAGAATGGCAAGTTCTAATTATGGAATCGGTTATGATGGAGAAATAGTTGGATACGTAGATGAAGAAAATAGAGCATGGACAAGTTCTAACTGGAAAAATGATATTCAAGCTATTACTATAGAATGTTCTAATGCTTCAAATAGTGACCCAGATTGGCCATTAACAGAAGCAACATGGAATAGTTTGATTAAACTTTGTGTAGATATCTGTAGAAGATATGGATTTAGATTAACTTATGATGGAACTCCAAATGGAAGTCTAACAAGACATAATATGTTTGCTGATACAGATTGTCCAGGACCTTGGTTACAAAGACATTTACCAGAGTTAGCAGAAAAAGTAAATAAAATTTTAGATGGTGCTGAACCAATACCAGTACCGGGAGGAGATGAGCCTGTGAGAGTATATCAAAATGGAAGTACACCAGAACCAGTGTATGCAGATACAAATTTAACAAAGAAAATAGGAAGTTTAAATCCAAGAGAAAGATGCGATTGCTTTGGCGAATTTAATGGTAGAGCAATGGTAAGATTTCAAGTTGACGGAACTAATAATTATAAAATTGGATTCTGTAAATGGCTTGGTGGAATTGTATAAAATTTATATAATTTTTAAGTAAATATTATAATATAATAATAGTATAACAAGAAAAGGAGTTTTTCAAAAATGGAAAATGATAATACTACTCAACCACAAGTTGAGGATACTCAAAAAGAGGTAACGGTTGAAACTCAAACAACCACTGCAAATGCAGAAAGCAAAAAAGAGGTAGAAAAAACATATACTCAAGCTGATTTTGATAAAGCTATGGCTGATACAAGGCGTGCTACAGAAAAAGAAACAAAACGCCAACTATTAGCAAAAGCAGGGTTAAAATCTGACGAAGAGGAAAAATTAGGTGCTTATAAAGAAGCATACGAAAACAGTTTATCAGATGAAGAAAAACGCAATACATTAATTGAGGACCTTCAAGCTGATAACATTCGATTAACTCAAGAAACTGAAGATAAAGATTATATTATCAAAGCTTTAACTGAATTAACAGGTAAGAATGAGGATGATGTAGAAAAAATTGTAAAAATGGCAAAAGGATTAAAGACTGAAGATAATACTATTGAAGATGCTATTAAGGAAGTTATTTCAATGATAAATGTTGAACCAACTAATCCAGCTACAGTAGTAAATCCAGATATTCCAAAAGGTCAAGAAATACAACAACCTTCTACAATAGTTCAAGTTAATACTCAAGAAAATCCATTTAAAGCTGAAACAATTAATCTAACAAAGCAGGGAGAGTTAATCAAAAACAATCCAGAACTTGCAAAAAAATTAGCAGGAGAAGCTGGAATTAGATTGAATTTATAGGAGGAATAAAAAATGGCAGCAAATCCATTAACAACAACAACTAAAATTAGTGATGTTATAGTTCCAGAGATTTTTACTCCTTATGTTATTGAAAAAACAGCAGAAAAATCAAGAATTTTAACATCAGGAATTGCAATAGCAAATCCAAAACTTAATGAATTAGTAACAGCTGGCGGTTTAACAATGAACATGCCATACTGGAAAGACTTAACAGGAGATGATGAAGTATTATCAGATAGTACAGCATTAACTCCAGGAAAAATCAATACTGACAAAGATATTGCAGCATTGTTATTAAGAGGTAGAGCATGGGGGGCTAACGAATTAGCTGGTGCTTTAGCAGGAAGTGACCCAATGAAAGCTATCGGTGATAGAGTATCAGACTATTGGGCAAGACAAGAACAAAAAACACTTGTATCAGTATTACAAGGTGTATTTGCATCTAGCTCAATGGCTGACCATGTATCAGACCAATCAGCAGCAGTTGGTGGAATCGATGGAAACATGGTATTAGATGCAAAACAATTACTTGGAGATAGTTCAGACCAACTTCAAGCAATTATGATGCATTCAGCAGTTTATACAGAATTGCAAAAACAAAATGTAATCGATTATGTATCAACAATAGGACCAAGTGGTTCTCCAATTAACATTCCAACATATTTAACTTATCAAGTTATAACAGATGATGGAATGCCAGTAGCAATTAGCGTTACTACAGCAGGAGTTTATACTCTAACAATTAGTACATTAGCAGCAGTTGGTGATAAAATCAAAATTGGTGATGATGTATTGACATTCGTAGCAAATAGTGCTACACCAGGAGCAAAAGAAATCAAAGTTGGTGCTACTCCAGCAGCTGGAGAGCAAGCTTCTAATTTAGCTACTTGGTTAGGAACAAATAGCGCATTAAAAGATAAGTTTACTATTGCAGCAAGTACAAATACAGTAACATTTACTAATAAATTAGATAATGCTACTTCAACACAACCAGCTATGACAGTTACGCAAGCTGCTAGCGATGGAACATTAGTAGCAACAATGGCAAATACAACTCCAGAAGTTTCTACTAGAATATATACAACATACTTATTTGCTAAAGGTTCTATTGGTAGAGGAGAAGGAACTCCAGTTTCTTTAACTCCAACTGAAACAGACAGAGATTCATTAGCAGGTGAAGATATCCTAGTAAATAGACGTGCATTCGTACTACATCCAATGGGTGTTAAATGGGTAGGTAATCCAGCAGGGGTTACTCCATCAAATAGCGAATTAGCAAACGGAAGTAACTGGGAAAGAGTATATGAGAGCAAAAATATTGGTCTTGTAGCTTTAAAACACAAAATTTCTTAATAGTTAGAGAATAACTGTAAGAATAAAGACAATCAGCCTTTGATAATTAGACAATTATTAATCTAATTGTCAAAGGCTATTTTTAATAAAGGAGGTTTTAGAATGAGCTTAACAGGTTTTAATAGATTAAGAAGATTGCAACAAGAAGAAGCAATGAAACCAGAAAACATTAAGAAACAAGAAGAACCTATAGTTGAAGCTACTCCAGAATTAAAATCTGATAAAGAATTAGAGGAAATTCAAGAAAAAATAGTAACTGAACTAGAGGAAAAACAAGAAGAACCTATCGTCGAAGAAGTAAAAACAACTTCAAGACCTAGACGTAGAAAATAAATCGAAAGGATAATATTTGGATGGAAGATTATATAATACCAGATGCGTTATTAACTGAAATATTAGGTTATGTAAAGACTTATAATAGAATAACTGATACAACTCAAGACAATTTAATCGAATTGTATATTAGAATGTTATACAATAATATTTTAGTATATATTAGAAGAAGCGAATTTCCACTTCAATTAAAATATGTTTTAGTTGATTTGGTTAATGATAGATTCTTTTCAAATACACCTGATTCAAGTTTAAAATCTATTCAAAGTATGTCCGAATATGATAGAAGTGTAAGTTTTGGAACATCTGATGAGTTAAAAGCTAGATTAGATATACTAGCAAAACAACAAGTACAGGATAATGTACATTTATTAAATGAATTTAGGTTATTGTATAAAACATAGGAGGATAATATGGAAAAAATCAATTTTGAACCTATTGGCGAAATAATGACTGCGTTCGATACCGATAAAATGGATATAGGTAGAAGAACTGAAGTTATAAATCCAGATGGAACAACAGGCGAAACAAATCCTAACACTCCTATGTATTCAGGTATAGCTTGTCACATTAGTTTTGACCAAGTAGACAATCCAGATTACAATGCTAGTGGAGATACAAGACCTATAATTCAAATGTTGAAAATTAGTTGTCCTACAAGTATTGATTTACAAAATGGAGATTTAATAACAGCTTACAAAATGGCTGATGATGGAAAAACTGTTTTAGATACGTATAAAGGGGTTATTGGTAAACCTACAATGTCAATGAGTAGACAAACCGCTGAAATGCAGATAAGGACTGGTATTTAATGAAAAGCGGTTTTGATTATAAAGAATATGTAAAATGGTGCAAAAAACTTGAAATAACAATAGATGGATTTCAAGTATGGCTTAAAACATTTTTATTACAACAAGCTCAAAGAGTTGTAGCTTTAGGTAAACCAAAGACACCTGTAGATACAGGATTTTTAAGAAATAGCTGGTATATAGGGAATCAAAACATCGTACAAAAACGAGGCAAACGTAAATCAAAATCTGGCGCAGATAGCGCAGAAATAGACTGGTCAAAAAGCGATATAGTAGATATATCAGTAGTAGGAGACTATTTAGAAGTTGAAATTGGATTAAGTGCAGATTATGCTTCATTTATAGAATATGGTCAAAGAAGTTATCAAGGTAGATATATGCTAACAATATCAATAGATGAAGTACAAAGGCAATTACCGGCAAGATTCAATAAAGAATGGCTAAAATTTATTAAAAGCAAAGGAGCGTTTTAGATGTCGTATCAAATTATAGGCGAAACAATTAAAAGTGCAACATCAATAAAAATAGGCGAAATATTTAGAGTACAAACAGGAACAAGTCAAAGTGGCGACCCTATTTATAGCTATCCTAGACGATATAAAGAGAATATAACAAATCAAACTTATCCTAACTTTCATATTATACAAGTTTTAGTTAATCAAACACCAGCTGGTAGAAAAAGAATGCAATTAGACTATTTAATCAATGTACAATATCGAGTAGCTGAAAATACAGAAGATGTAACGAATTTACAACAGCAATTAGATGAAGTTGGTTTGAGATTATGTTCAGAATTAACTGAATTAAATTTAGAAAGACCAACTAAAACTAAAAATAGAAATTATGAGAAAGTAGATGGTGTTGGACAATTTACTTTCAATATCACAGTATACGCAATACCAGAGGAAAGTCCAACAATAAAAATGGAAGAATTAGAATTAACAGAGGAGGTTTATTAAGATGGCAGGTGGAATTTTTGGTGCTATGAATAAAATCAGACCTGGTGCTTATATTAACTTCACTAAAGAATCAGAAGAAATCGCTAATGTAGGAACAAGAGGTATAGTTACTATGCTTGCTCCTCTATCATGGGGAAACTTTAGTGCGATTAATGAAGTTACTGGTGCTGATATGATTAATGGAAAATCATTAGCAAAAATTGGTATGTTATCAACTGATGCTAATGCATTATTATTTAATTTAGCATTGGAAAATGCAGCAGTATTAAAGATTTTTAATACAAACAAAAGTGGTGTAAAAGCTACAAAAACATTAACAGATGGTTTAACAATAACTGCAAAATATCCTGGTGTGTTTGGAAATAAAATTGCTATCGTAGTTAAGGAATTAAACGCAACTACTTTTGATGTAGAAACATACGCAGATGGCTATTATGTAGATAGCCAAAAAGTAGCAGCTATTGCTGATTTAGTTTCAAATGATTATGTAGATTTTAGTGGAACAGGAGATTTAGCAGCAACAGAATCAACTTTATTAACAGGTGGTACTGATGGAACAGCAATGCAGAGTTCAGAATACTTACCATTATATTTTACAGCTTTAAAGAATACTAGATGGAATACATTAGCTTTTGATTCAAACGTAGCAGCTGATATCACATCAATTATAACTTTCATTCAAACAATGAGAGAGACAGAAGGAAAATACGTACAAGCAGTTGTTGCTAATGCAGCAGCAGCAAATTATGAAGGAATTATTAACCTAGTTAATGGAGTTGTATTAGATAATGGAACAACTGTAGCAGCAAAAGACTTTACTACATGGGTAGCAGGAGCTACTGCTGGTGCAGCATTGAACGAAAGTTTAACTGGAAAAGTTGTTACAAGAGCAAAAAGTGTAGATGGATTATTAGATAATACAGCTATTATTAATGGATTACAAGTCGGTAAATTCATATTATCATTGAATCAAAATGGAACAGTTAAGGTAGAAAAAGACATTAACTCTTTACATTCATTTACAGCTACAAAGAGCTATGTATTCAGCAAAAATAGAGTAATTAGAGAATTAGATACTATTGGGGCTGCTATAGAAGATATTTGGGAAACAACATATCTTGGAAAAGTTACTAATAACAATAACGGTAGATTACAGTTTAAATCATCAATCATTAATTATTTAGCAGATTTAGTTAATCAAGGTGCGATTGATGAATTTGACCCAGATAGAGTAATTGTTGAAGCTGGCGAAGATGTTGATGAAGTTATTGCAAGTATTGCAGTTAAACCATTAGATAGCATGGAATATCTATATATGACAGTTAATATTTCTTAATAAAGGAGGAAATAAAGAATGAATATATTACAAGCAGAAGATGCAGTAAATGGACGTGAAGGCGTTGCTACGATGGAATATAACGGCCAAGTAGTTGAATTGATGGAGCTTGCGAATATCAATATCAACATCGCAAAAAATAAATCACCATTCAAAGCTATGGGAACTAGAAATACACAAAACAAAACAACTGGTTGGGAAGGTACTGGTACTATGACAATCAGATATATTTCAACTAGATATGCAAAAATGATGCTAGATTATATTAAAACCGGTAAAGATACTTACTTTACCATAGTAGTAACAAACGAAGACCCAGGAAGTGCAACTGGAAGACAAGTAATACAAGTACTTGGATGCAATATTGATAGTTTAGATGTTGCAAAACTAGATTTAGATGCTGAAGTATTAGAGCAAGATGTTGATTTCACATTTAATGATTTCAATATTTTAGAAGAATTTAATTCATTGAATTAATTTTAGAAAAAGAAAGGTGTTAAATTTATGGAAAAGAAGTTAGAAGATTTTTTGGCAATGCCAGATGTAGATACTATAGAAGAGGAAGTTTTCGTTAGTAAACGATTAGGAACTTTTAAAGTAAAAGCAATGACTGCGGATGAACATGCAGAGTATATGCGTAGAAGTAAAGAAAAATCAAAAAAAGGAGAAGTTAATTTCGATAGTGGCAAGTTCAATTTAATGGTTGCTGCTGGACAAACAATAACTCCTGATTTTAAAAATGCAGAATTGTTAAAGAAAGCTAATTGTGCTACTGCAGCAGAATTTATTAAAAAGAAATTACTTGCTGGCGAAATTGCTGAATTATCTGAACAAATCTGTAAGATAAGCGGATTTGATACTGATATAAATGAGGACATCGAAGAAGCAAAAAACTAATAAATGGGGGAGGAGAAGCTTCATTTTGTATGTACGCAGTACTCAATTTAGGTTACACTCCCTCACAATGGATTAAACTAAATCAAAGAGAGAAAGCGTTTGTTATGGCTTCTATTAAGATTAAACTAGAAGAAGAAAAGAAACAATCAGCAAAAATAAAAGCAAAGAAATCTAGCGGTAGGAGGAGAAGAAGATAATGGCAAAAATATCAAGTATTTTAGCACTCGAAGATAAAATGACCCCTACTTTAAGTAAGATAGAACGTGATGCAGTTAATCAGATTAAAACTTTTGAGCAATATTCAAATAGTGTAGATAATATTAAAAAATCATTAGCAGCAGTAGAAGCAGCAAATCCTAAAATTGTACAATCTGAAGTATATGCACAAGCATCGCAAGCTTTAGAAAAGATGGAAAATAAACTATATGATGTAGCAAATGGAAACGACACTTTAAATGATAGTTTAGAAGAAACACAAACAAAAGCAAGCGGATTATCATCAGTAATAACAAGTTTAGTTGGTTGGGCGGCTGTAATCAAAGGCGTACGAAGTATGGCAGAGCTTTCTGATGTTACTACTCAAACAACTGCAAGAATCGAAATGATGAATGATGGATTGCAAACAACCGCAGATTTACAAGATATGATTTTTCAATCTGCTCAAAGGTCAAGAGTTGGCTATCAAGCTATGGCAGATACTGTAGCTAAACTTGGTAACCAAGCAGGAGAAGCGTTTGGAAATAACAATAAACAAGTAATTCAGTTTACAGAATTACTAAATAAACTATTTACCACAGCTGGATTAGATTCTACAGCAATTCAAAGTGTTATGTATAATATGACACAATCTTTATCAACTGGCAAATTATTAGGTCAAGATTATAGAATTTTGAAGCAAAATGCACCACAGATTATGGAATACTTAAGAAAATTTTATGGCGATATAAGCCAAGCGCAATTAGATGAAATGGTGCATGAAGGCAAAGTATCAGCTCAAGATTTAAAGAATGCAATGTTTAGTGCTGCAGATGAAATTAATGCTAAATTTGAAAAAATGCCAGTAACATTCGGACAAGCTTGGACAAAATTCAAAAACACATTTACAAAAATACAAAAACCAATTTTAACAATGTTAAGTAAAATAGCAGACGGATTGAATACTATATTTACATTTTTAGGTGAGCATCAATATATATTATATATAACAGCAGGAGCAATAGGAATAATCGCAGGAGCTATTTTATTATATAATACTTATACTACAATAGCTACTTTTGTAACAAATGCATTATCAACTTCAATGGGTACACTAGCTATAGGAATAATGGTAGTAGTAGGTGTAATTGCTATTATAGCAGGAGCGTTAATCTATTTATGGAATACTAATGATGATGTAGCTTATGCGATGTTAGCAGCCTGGGATGGACTACAAATAGGTATGAAGATTGCAGCTTTAGGAATACAAACTGCATGGGCAGGAATAGCTACTTTCATTGAAGGAGTATGCGCTACAGTTTTATTGATAATTCAAGAAATGATTAATGGTGTTATTGGAGCTATTAATGGAGTTATCGATTTAGCAAATTCAGTTGGTGCCGATATTGACGAATGGGATTATTTAGATTTTGGAGATAGAGCTTTAGACACAGCTTCTAATAGAGCTGCTAAAAGAGCTATAGAGTTAGCTGAAAAAGGACAAGAAATAGCAGATTTACAAGCTGAACAAGAGGCTACAAGAGATGATAGAGTTGCTAATAGAAAGAAAATAGGAATGGATACCGGTGGAGCTATTAGCAGTGCATTAGATGATTTTGCTAGCGATATTATCGGAACAGATAGCAACGGCGGTAAAGCAGTTAAAACAACTAGTGATGATAAACTATTATCTGATGAAGATATACAATTATTATTAGATGTAGCTACAAGAGATTATAAATTAAATTATCAACAAGTTACACCTAACATCACTTTAACTTTTGGAGATATAAGGGAAACAGCTGATGTTGATGATATATTAGACCAAGTAGCTGATAGACTTGAAGAAATTTATGATGGGAATTTGGAGGTGGAATAGATGGCAGTAAAGATAATGATACAGTTTGATGGAAAAAATCTAACAATTCCAATTAATCCAGAGAATTTAAAAATAAATCAATCAGCAAATAACACTAACATAGATATTGTAGGGTTAGGACAAGCAACAAGAAAAGGCGAACCTGGATTAGAAACATTGACAATCGAAAGCTTTTTTCCAGGTCCTAACTCTTATTTTTATACTGGGGTATTACCTAAAACTTGTATTGATTTTATTAAGAAGATATGGAAAACAGAGAATAAAGATAACAATGTAGCTAAAATTGTAACTACTGGATTACCTGATAATCTTAATATGTATTTCGTTATTGAAAGTTTTAGTCCTGATGTTAGAGCTGGTGAAGAAGAAGATGTTTATTTTGAATTAAAAATTAAAAGATATGTTCCTTATGGAGCCAAAATAGTTAAAACAGAATTAACAGGATTAGCTTCTGCAAGAGCAGCATCTCCTGCAGTAGAAAATGTATCACAAACACAGAATACATATACAGTACAGAGTGGCGATTGTTTATGGAATATAGCTAAAGCAGCAACAGGAAATGGTGCTAACTGGCCTGAATTATATAATTTGAATAAATCTGTGATTGGAAGTAATCCAAACTTAATCTATCCAGGACAAGTATTAGTATTACCAGCAGGATGGTCAATACCAGGGCAAGTACCAAAGCTTAAAAATGTTAGTGGTAGTGGAAGCAAAAGTAGTGGAAATCCAGAAGCACAAGCTAATGAATCAAAAATATCAACACCGGCAAAAAATTCATGGGAATTTGGTACAGTAAAAGAAAAAAGTAAAAATCCAGTACCAAAAGCATGGCAAGCTATGACTGAATTAATCTTTCCGAAAGTTGAAAGTAAGCCTGTACAAAAAGGCGGAGCTACAAGGAGTTTTTAGATGAATATAGAATTATATCTACAAAATAGCGAATCAGGAATTGTATATGATATATCTAATTTAGCAGAACAAGTTCAAGTAAGTCAATCATTAGATGGAAATGCTGGTAAATTAACTTGTATATTGCAAAAAGACCCAAACAATACATTAGCAGTATCAAATGGTAGCATTATATCATTTATAGTGGATAAAGTTGGATTCTTTTTTGGATATGTTTTCAAAATTGGAACTGATGCCGATGCTAATTATAAAATTACTTGTTATGACCAAATGAGATACTTAAAGAATAAAGATGTATATACTACAAAAAATTTAACTGCTAGCCAAATTTTCGAAAAAATTTGTCAAGATTATAGTTTACGCTATGAAGTTAAAGTTCCTTCTTATTATAAACCAGAACCTTATATACATGATAATAGAACATTATTTCAAATAATAGATAGAGGAAAACAACTAGCTAATATTAATGAAAAAGCTCAATATTTTGTTGTAGATAGGTTTGGCACATTAACTTGGTCAGAAATTAGTTATGAAAAAACAAACATTCAATTAGGTGGTAGTTCATTAATGACATCTTTCGCTTATGAAAAAAGTATTGATGATGACACTTACAATCAAGTTAAGATTTATCGAGACAATAAAGACACCGGAAAAAGAGATGTTTGGTTAGTTAGAGATAGCGATACGATTAAAAAATGGGGTACATTACAATTTTTACAAAAGGCAGATGACGATGTAAATGCAGTACAGATACGACAATCTGCAGAAAACTATTTAAAAGTTAAGAATAGAGAAACAGAAAAATTAAAAATACAAGCAGAAGGAATATTAGATTTAACAGCAGGTAGAGGAATTAGGTTTGTATTAGAAAGAGAAAATATAGATAGATGGATGTGGATTGTAGCATGTACTCACACATTTACAAAATATTCACATGCGATGGATTTGGAGGTTGAAGTTTAATGGGTAATGGAGCGAACAAATTATTCAATATAATAGGTAAAACATCGAATAAATCAGCTACTACTTCATTGGTTACATTAACTGTCAATTCTACAAATCCTTTAACGTTTAAATTAGATGATAAATTAACAATTACTGAAGAATTTTATCTTCTAGAAATAGCTGATGGTAGTTTTGATTTAGATGAAAAAGTAAATGCATTAGTTCTAAATAATAATCAATTATATTATATACTTAATGGGGAAAAAGAAATTGAAAGATTACAATTAATGAAATGGACATTATTAACAACTGTTAATAATACAAGTTCTAATTATACTACTATAGAAGCTCCAATATCTAATCTAGGTAAGTATAATGAATTTATATTAACTATTGCGAATTATAATCGTGCTGATAGTATTTTAGCTAGTGTTACAATTCCGTTTAAATTTCCTAGCGATACAGATATTACATTTACTGCTTATTATAGTGATACTTATAAGGTAAGTATATCTAGAGTATCAACAGGGTTATTTCAAACACCAAAAGTACTATTTAGAATACAAGGGAATAACACCGCTAAATTATATGGAAGATAAAAGAAAGGAGATGATTAAATGGCATTAACACCACAGATTGATAATCAAATGAACAATAACACAAACACAGAACAGATACCTTCAAAAACTTATGGGTTAAGCAATGATTTAGTTACATCATTAGTTGAAGGAGAGACAAAAGATAGTCAAGAATATACAGAAGAAGAGCCTGTCATTGAAGATAAAGATATTATTGAAACATTTCAATTAAGGGGCAATGCAAAAGTAAATACACCTGAAGAAGGAGAAGAGGTAGAAGGTACTGATATTGAAATCACTGATTATGATATAGATAAAGAAAGTGGATTTTCTAAATTCAAGGGAAATACATTTCAACAGACGTTTGATGGAAATCAATTAGTAGATTTTAATGCAATGACCCCCAACGCAGGAATTGATAGTTATACTTTTTCTAGTAATACATTAGTGGTTAGTAATCTAACAGGAGCTAATTATCCTCAAATTTCACAAGATGTAGCGGATTTTCTAAAAGCAAATGCAGGGCAAACAATTAATTTTAGTTGTGAAAACTATAATAAAAGTGATAATTCTGCAAATGATGTTGTGCGAATACAATATACTTTGCTAGATGACGCTACTACTCGATATCTAGTTTTAAGGAATAATAGCGGAACAATAACACCTCAAGAAATACCAGAAAATATTAATACAGCTTTATTTTGTATACGCCCAGAAAATAGAGGAAGCTCTACATCTGTTGCAAATACATTAACAATATTTAAACCTTTATTATATATAGGAACTTCCGAGAAGGATTACGAGCCATACGTACGGAGGACAAGCAAGCCCAAATCCAAGTTATCTTCAAACAGTACACGTTGTTAAGGGAAATAATAATATAAAAGTTGGAAATAAGAATTTATTCAATTTCAATGATACTTATTATAAGAGAAGTAGCACTAACAATTTCTTGACAATTTCTGGAAATGATTTAACTTTTGAAAATCGTTCTTCAGATGCAAATGGTGGTATTTTATGGAACATACCTGTCAGCGTAGGCGAAAATATTACAATTAGTTATGAAAATATGATTGAAACAAACACAAGTAGTAATAATAGAATACAGTATTGGTTTTCAGACACTCTTGTAACATCAATTTCGAGTACAGGAACAGGCACATCAGTAGATAAGACAACAAAAAAAGCTACAAATATTAGTGCAACTAAAAAATATTTAGTTGTGATGTTTAGGACATCTAATTCAAATTCTTATACAATAACCAATGTACAAGTAGAATACGGAACGGATAAAACAGGCTATATAAGGCACGCAGAAAAAAACTATCCAATAACACTTCCAACAGGAATGGAACTATGTAAAATAGGAACATATCAAGACTACATTTATAAGAGCGGAGAAAATTGGTATAAACATTCAGCAATTGGAAAAGTAGTTCTAGATGGAACAGAAAGTGGATGGAACACAGCATCAACAGGGAATCACGGTTATGGCATAAAAAATTATGTAGAAGCGTATAGAACGAATGATGAGATTTTATGGTATTGCAACTATTTCAAAGGTATTGCTTATAATGATAGATACGTAGATGGAACAACTTTCATTGGTGTAAATGATAACAATATAATTTTTTGTGATTATTCTGTTTCAGACTTGGCTGGATTTAAGACGTGGGTTTCAACACACAATATAGTATTCTATTACGTATTAGCCACACCAACAGATGTATTAATAACAGATACTACTCTTATTAATCAGTTAAATCAAATAGAAAATGCCGCAGGATATGATGGTATAACTTATATAACAACTACTAATGAGAATGATTTAGCAATAATCCCAGTATTTTTCTATAACAAAGTTTCAGAAGGAATAAGAGTTTCAAGAAATAGAACTAGAATTATTGTTCAACGTAAAAAAAAACCGGATATTACTTTAGAACTAGAAATAGGGGCTTTAGAACTCGTTAAAGTAACCGATGAATACCAAGATACAATCTATAAAGAAAATGATAAATGGTATATTAGCAAGAAAACTGCTAAAATATCAAGTTATGCTGGAGAATCTATTTCAACTCCATATATTTCATCAAAAACAACATTAGAAACAGGCGCTTTAGTATATTATGGAATATCAGAATCTATAACAGAAATAACAGATACCGACCTAATTGAACAATTAGATTCAATTTTAGATATTGAATTAGATAGAGAAGAAACTTCTTTTGAACAAGAAGTAGACAGATTCGATTTGAAAATGATTTTATATATAAAAGCATATGAAAGAAAAGTAGAATTAGAAATCAAAGAAGTTGATAGAATTATAGGATTTGTTGATAATCTGGAAGCAATTAAACAAGCTGTATATCATATATTAATGACAGAAAGATATGCATATCTAATATATGATAATAATTATGGAGTTGAACTAGACCAGTATATTGGAAGAGGATTTGATTATTTAGAATCAGGAATAGAGCAAACTTTAAGGGAAGCTTTATTACAAGATTTACGAATAACGAATGTGTTTGTAACTGATATAATCAAAAATTCAGACGATAGTGCGCATATTTATTTTGAAGTTCAAAGTATATATGGAAATTTACAGATGGAGGTAAATGTTAATGTCTAATTTTTCAGAAGGAAATAGTTTTGAAGAAATATTATCAAGATGTTTGGCACGAGTTGATGATAATTTGGATAAAAGACAAGGCTCAATTATATATGATGCGTTAGCTCCTGCATGTGCAGAATTAGCACAAGCGTATATAGCATTAGATGTATATACAGACCAAACATATCTACTCAACGCAGTTGGTATTAATCTAGACAATAGAGTAGTAGATTATGGATTGAAAAGAGAGCAAGCTACTTATGCACAAAGAAAAATAACTGTATATGATACAACACAAGCATTGATGGATATTGAAATAGGCTCTAGATTCAGTATACCTAATGAATACGGCGGATACAATTTTACAGTTACAGCAAGACTAGATATAGGATATTATGTGGTAACTTGTGAAACAGCTGGTACTGCAGGCAATGATTATGTTGGAGAATTATTACCTTTAATCTATATTAATAATTTAGGAAATGCAGTTATTGGGGATGTAATTAAACCAGGAGAAAATGAAGAAACTGATGATGAGTTAAGAAAAAGAGCTTTATTAAAAATCAATCAGGAAGCTTTTGCAGGAAATAAAGCTGCATATAAACAAATGGTAGAAGCTTTAGATGGAGTAGAAGTCGTTAAAATTTTTCCTGTATGGGATGGCGGAGGAACCGTAAAACTAGCAATACTAGCCAGTGATTATACAATACCAACTTCTTCTTTTATTGATGAGCTACAAGAGATAATCGACCCAACAGATGCAAGCGGAGAAGGCGTAGGATTAGCTCCAATAGGGCATGAAGTTACTGTAGAAGCTCCTGTACAATTAGATATTGATATAGCAGCTACTATAAGTATTGTTAGCGGGTATACATTACAGCAAGTTACACCGGAAATAGAGGCCGCAATAGAATTATATATTAAAGAAATTCAAAAAGAATGGGCAGATAAAGATACCTTAACAGTTTATATTTCAAGAATGACTGCAGCAATATTAAGTGTTCCTCAAGTACAAAATGTATCTGCTATAACGATAAATGAAAGTTCTTCAGATTTAGTTATTAATATAACTGCTAGCGATGTAAAATATCCAGTGTTAGGAGATGTGATAATAAGTGAAAGTTAGTGATTATATCCCAAAATTATATAATAAAAATCTAGAAATGACTAATATAATAAATAGTGAAGAGGAAGAATTTGAAAATAATTTAAAGCCGAATATTGATAATTCTTTTAGAGATACATTCCCAGTAATTGCTACTGAAAAAGGTATTGAAAATTATGAAAAAATATTTTCGATTTTACCAGATAAAGAAACTGAATCTTTAGAAGAAAGAAGACAAAGAATTATTTATAGATTAAATTCTCATATACCATATACATTAGAAGCATTAATCATACAACTAGATGATATATTAGGGCATGATAATTATACCATAGATTACGATTTTGAAAATGCATTAACTTTAGAAGTTACATCGCTAATTCCTGGTAGATTATGGTATACAGAATTAATACAAGTACTTGACCAAATGGTTCCTTGCAACATTGATTGGTCAGTTGAAATATATAGTGCTACTTGGCAGCTAGTAATGGATAATTATTCAACTTGGCAAGATATATATGATACAGATATGACTTGGCAAGAATTAATGGATGCCGAGTGGTTATAATTTAATTAGGAGGTAAAAAATGCCTAGATTTAATTTTAATGAATTATTATTAAGTAGCAAAGCAGATATTACTAAAATTCAAGAGAATTTTGATATTATTGAACAAAATTGTAGAACTGCTACTGAAATAGAATCTATGATAGGAAATGCTGCGCCACCGAAAGCACATAGCTCTGCTGATACAACTTATGGAATAGGTACATCTGCAGTATATGGTCATTGCAAAGTTATTGATTCTTTAGATAAATCAACATTCGTAAATGGGGAATCATTAAGTGCGCATCAAGGAAAAATCTTAAATGATGCTATTACTGGACTAGATGGTAGTTTAGGTGGAATGGCAAAAAGAGCTTATAGTATAGGTACAGCATCTCCAAGTGGTGGTAATAATGGAGATGTATACGACCAGTATTTTAATTAGAAAGGAAATATGTAACTAATGGGAAATATGTCAGGCTCTTATGGGTCTCATTATACACTAACTTTAGATGCTTATGTATTAAGCCAAGATATTGCGAACAATAAAAGTACAATTAGAGCTGATTTATGGTTAGATTTTGATGGTTCTTCTTATTATGCTTATACAAGCAACACTACTTATGGAAATATTAGAATACATGGTAGTCAATCTAACAAGTCAGTTGCATCAATTAGTTTTACATCTGGTGTTGCAAGTAGAGTATATCTTGGTACATATGATGTAGAAGTGCCACATTATAACGATGGAACTTGTCCTGCTATATTAGTCGAAGGTTATTGGGATACTAATACTACTTTGATTGGTTCTGGCGCTACTAGCACATCAGTAACACCACCAACTATTCCTAGATATGCAACAATAACAACTTTTTCTGTTGCTAAAAGAGACAATACTAGTGTAACAGTTACATGGGGGGCTGATGCTAATTGTGATGCTATATGGTATTCAACTAACAATGGTTCTAGTTGGATTCAAACAAGCGGATATCCTAATTTCAATATCACAGGGTTGTCAGCAAATACAACTTATAATTTTAAAATTAAAGTTAGAAGAAGCGATAGCCAACTAACAACAATCAGTAATACTGTGCAACAAACAACCTATCCTAATACAATACCAACTATTTCTTTATCTAGCAAAACAATAAATTCTATAACAGTAACATCAGGATGCAACGTAACAGTATCAAGTACTCAATATAGAATTAAAAAAGGTTCTGGAAGTTATGGAAGTTATCAAAATAGTGCAACATTTTCTAATTTAGAACCGAATACATCATATACAATAGAAGTTAAAAAGGTTTCAACTGCAGGTAGTATAACAGGAACAGCTACTTTAAATGTAACTACATATCAAAAAGCAACACTTAATGCAGTTAGTAATATAAATCATCGGAAGTAATTTAACTGTTACTTATTCAAATCCAAGCGGCGCTACTATTAATATATGTATCGCTAACGCATCAGGAGATACTATCTATTTAGCTTATAGAAGTTGTTCAGGCTCAAGTTATACTTTCAATTTTAGTGATGCCGATTTAGATTATTTATATAAATTATATGGAAATGGAAATACATTAAGCTTATCTGTAAAAATAAGAACAACTGCAAATAATTTCGATTATTACGATTTAAAAACATTCACTTTAACGTTAAATGGAAATCAAAAAACAGGTCATATTAATATAAGTGGTAGTTGGAAAAGAACGAAACATTATATAAATGTAAATGGTACTTGGAAAAGAGCAGTTAGGTGGATAAATGTAAATGGAACTTGGAAAAGATGTATATAGGAGGATGAAAATGGATAAAGATACAGAGTATATTATTCTTAAACAAGAAGTCGATACTTTAAAAGAAACTGTCAAAGAGTTAAAAGAAGAATGTAAAGATGTTAAAAATCAAATAGTAGAATTAAAGAATCAAAATGCTAAAACAGATGTACAATACGAAAACATCATGAAATCTTTAGAAAAACTAACTGCTCAAGTAGAAGAACTTAAAGATAAACCTGCAAAAAGATGGGATACTGTAATTTCTAGCATTCTAGGTGCAATTTGTGGAGTTATTGGTGGAGCAATAGCCGGATTCTTTTTTAGACAACAATAAATTTGATATTTTTATTGTATTATAGTATAATATAATAAAAGGAGGTAAATTATTATGGATGATAAGAAAATGAATGATATTAATAGCGAAATTAATAAAATTCTAATACCATTATTACAAGACAATGTTGCATACAGTAATAAGCAGAATAAACGATTATTTATAATTTGTATGTTTATGCTAATTATTATTTTAGTAGTATCTGTATATTCTGGGTTTTTAGTATATAAACAAAACATCAAGTATCAAGAGTTTTTATCACAGTTTGAATTTGAGACAGAAGTTTATCAACAAACAGATGATAATTCTAGTATCAATAGCGGAATAGATTATAAATAATGAGGTAGACTATGGCAATAAAGCAAGGTATTAAAATAAAAGCTGTGAATCGAAACGCAAAATACAAAA